ATGACCGCGCGACCACGGCATGCCGGGCACATGGCCAGGTCGAGTTGGGCGGCGCGGAATGCTGGGCCGTGTAATCTCTTCATGCCTTCACCCAGCGGCGAACAACAAGCTCACACCCTGACATCAGCGCGACGCCGTTGCATTTACCGACATGCGACTTCCGAGACCTGCATCCGCAATGGCAAAGCTTGCGGGACTTCGGTACCAGCGCCTCCATATAGCGGATGTGCTCAGGCAGGCCGCCGACCTGGCCCCAGCCCTCCATTCCGCCGCGCATTGCAGCTGACCTCGCTGCTGGAGACAGCGAATTCAGGTCGGTCTGGGCGGGGTCACTGCTCTTTTTCATCATTTTTAAACCTCGCCTATGGTTGATTCTTGTGTGGCCTCGCAGCCCTTGTGTTCCGTGGCCTCCAGCGAATTACCGGAATCTCCCGTTCTAAAGCCGGTCAATCCGTGAATCAGGTCAAACCCACGCCGGTCTAGATGGGCGTGCCACTTCTCCAGGGCATCACGCTTGCGGCCCATCACGTCGGACTGGATGTAAACCTTCACGTTGTGGCCCATGGCATGGTTGATCAGCAGCTCGCCAGTCAGGTGGTCGATGCCGATATCTGCCCAGCCGGTACGAGCCACCTTGCGCAGGTCGTGGCTGGTCCATTCACCACGGCCCAGGCGCGTGAACACGGCGCTGGCCTGGCCCTCGCTCAGTGGTTTCCCGTTGCGGGCCGGGAACACGTACTGGCCGTCGTAGCCATTGGCGTACTGCCAGTCGCGGTAGCGCTTCAGGATCTCGATCAGCTGTTCGGTCAGCGGCAGGTGATGCTCGACGCCAGTCTTGGTGTGGTCACCTGGAATGAACCACTCTCGCTCGGCCAGGCTGATGTGCGCCCACTGGGTCAACCGACTTTCACCGATGCGCGTGCCGTGGCAGAGCATCAGCAGGGCCAGCATGGCGTCACGCGGCGCGAACACGAACACGTCGGCCAGCTGCTCGAGCAATTCAGGCAGCTGCACGCCGCGCAGCCGGGACGGCTTAATCCCGACCTTGGCCTTGGAGAAGTCGCTGAACTTGATGCCGGCCATGAGGTTGGAAGCGATCAGGCCCAGCTTGAACGCTTGGCGGAAGGCCAGGGCCAGCAGCTGAAACACCAGGCGCACATAGTCGATGGACAGCGCCTCTTGGAGCGGCCACATCAGCTGACTGTCGAGGGTGGCCTTGTCGATGCTGGTAAGCGGAAGACCGCCGAGGCGCGGGATCAGATGGCACTTGATCGCCGAGGCGCCGGTCTTCTTGCGCTTGCTCGACAGGTTGCGGTCACGAGCCATGCGCTCGGCGTACCACGACAGCAGTTCACCGACTGTTCCCCACTTCGACAGGCTGGTGCCCTCTCCCGCCTCCAGGCGCAGGCGAATCGCCGGAAGCGCCGCGACCACCTGCTTGGTATTGATGTCCGGGTAGCTGCCAATCAGATTCCAATCACCCTTGGTGACCAAGTACCAGGACGCGCGTACGCGGGCCTTGGTGAAGCGCAGGTACAGGCCACGGTTGTCGGTGTCGCGCAGGTCGCGCGCTGCGCCGGCGGCCTGGCGCTTGATTTCGGCGTCGGTGATCTTCACGGCGGCGGTGCTCACGATGAAGCCCTCGGCCAGATATTCAAGCCTTCTTTCTCGCCACCGTCGTAGCAACTACGGGCCCTGTTGTGTCGTTCATTCCAGCGCTCGATCGCGATCCGCATCACGTCAGCCACTTCGAGGTCGTAGATATCCTCAAATGTGCCGAGCGAGCACGTATTGATGTTTGGGCCCTGGGCGCCGCAGTCATGGCACCAGACATGCGCCTCGTACGCCTCATCGAAGTCTTCGTTCTGCTTGCGCTCTTCGAACACCTCTTCCTGGGTAATCCAGTTGCGCGCAATGATGCACGGCGGCCCTTCGCAGAATGGGCACGGATTCATCTTGATTGGCTCGATCATGCCGCAGCCCTCGTTTGTGGTTGAAGTAAGTAGGCACGGATGGCCTCGATGGCATCGAAGTGCCCACGGCAGACGATGGCCAGGTAGCCCTGATCGGTCAGCGCCTGCAGGTAAGCGTCCTGGGCCGGGGAAACAGCGGCGTCATGCGGCGCGGTAGCCTTGAACTCGATGTACAGCCCGAAATACCCGCCGCGGGCCATCGGCAGCACCAGGTCAGGAACACCGGCCTTCACGCCCTGCTCTTTCAGCTTGATCGCCACCAGCTTGTGCCGGTGCCCACCGTTCGGGACGTGGTAGATCAGCTTCGCTGCCGCCGGATAGCGCAGGGTGATCTCTTTGATCAAGGCCGCCTGCTCCAGGCCCTCACGGTCGATTGACTTGGCTCGCACTGGCTTGACGCTGAAGGCCTTCGGGCTGAACGGTTTCAAAGTTTCACTCTGCCTTCGCGAATGAGGATGTCCTGGGTGCGCATGACGCCCTCGGCCAGGAATAAACGGATCTCGTACTTGGTCAGCTCACCGGGAGCGCGCAGCCGACCGTCGGCGATGTCGTGGCAGTAACCGCAGGCCCAGGCGGCCTGGAAGTCGTTGGGCTTCATGCCCATGCCGCAGGTGCCGGCCAGCCGGTAGTGCGCCAGCACGGTGGTGGATGGCTCGCAAGAGCACCCAGGGAAACGGACCTGGCACTCGCGATCCCTGGCGGCGGCGGTGAGCTTGCTCATTTGGAGCCGCCCGCGAGCCGGGCGCGGAGTTCAGCAAGCGCGCCTTTGCCGACCTCAGGGGTGATTCGCCCGTCGACCTTTGCCGGAAGCGCCTTAGGCATTGGCTGAAGCGGCAACCCATCGAGCAAGCGCCGAATGGTGATCGTGTAGTTACGGTCGAACAGCTTGAGGCTGAGCACAGCATCGAGTTTGTTCAGGCTCTCGAAACCGCATTCTTTGGCCGCGTGCCAGACAGCGTCGTGCGACCACCGGCCCTGCCCCGCCATGCTCGGATGGGCGTTTCGAACAGCTTCACGGTGTGCCGCCGCCAGCGGAGGAAGCCCGAGCATTTCCGGGGTTGGCTTGCACCACTCGATGAACTGCCCAGGGCTTGGGATGAAATCGGACACCTGCTTACGGGCCTTGGTCATACCGAATTCGATTTGCCCCTGGGTGCGTATGCCCTCGTCGAGGAATGCTTGCATCCACTGGACCTTGGCGGCGAGGTAGGTTTCCTTGTCGGGCCACGCCTGGCGCCACGCCGAACGGATCAGGCGCAGCTCGGTGAAAAGATTATTGATTGCCACGGCCATCTCGCGGCGGCCTTCGTCCTGGGGCGCCTGGATCTCGTCTTTCGGGATGAACTCACCAGCGGCGGGGTTGGCCCAAAGGCCCTGGGTAACTGCGGATACCTGCTTCATCACGATTGCACCCCGTTCTGCCAGTCGGTGCTGTCGTCATCAAAGTCGGAGGCGGCCGGTGCCTTTTGGCGGATAGGGGTGACGTTGGTGGCTGCAGCGCGAACTTTGTCGTTGTTGACCCACTTGACCAGCATGCTGACCCATTCAGCCTGGGTGTTGACCTGGTGCTGTGGTTCGTAGTGCGCAGTGAAGGCTACGCGCACCTCCTCGGTGAACAGATCGAGGGCCAGTCCACGGTGGAATGCGTAGGTCGTGAGCAGCTTTTCGTCAGGCACCCAGTCGAGGGTCATCTCGCTGGGCATGCGAGGGTCGACAGGCTCACGCGCAGAGAGAGGGTCTTTATTCTTCTCTACATCTTCTTTAGGTAACGCGCCGCTAACGTTCGTAGCGTTACCTTTTGCGTTACCGGCTTTGTGGTTTGCCACCCGTTTAGCCGTGAGAAGCCGGTTTTTAGCGGTCTTGCCGTTATGGCGGTCAAAATGCGGAAGGCTTATCACGCCTTCAGCTTCGAGCATCCAATCGACAGACTTCATGTGCTCGCAGAAACCGGTAACGCCCACTAGACGGTCGAGTAACTTTTTACTAACGCTCGGAGCGTTACCATTTTCGGTTTGCTGATCGAACCAACCCCATACACGCATCAGCTTGCCGACCACAGCATCTGGGTCGATGTCAGCCAGGTCCGCGATCTGGCAAACCTCGGGTTTATCCAGGGTGGTGAGTTCGAATTTGATCCAATCGCCGGCCATTACGCGGCCTCCTGCAGTAGTTCAGCGAGGCGTGTAAGCCCCTTTGGGGTGATCATTGGGTCGAAGGCCGCGCGATCGATACCGGTCTCGGGATCAGGCTTCAACGCAGTGACCTTATGGGTCATGAACCCGGAGGTTATGCGGGGCTGGTATGCGACCCAGCGCTTGCAGCCGTGGCGGCGGAATATCCAGCGGTGCTGTTCAAGCCAGGCGAAGAGTCGAGAAGGCGCCACACCAAGTTGCTTGGCGGCATCAGTGATGCAGATAGCTCCGCCGGCGGCGGCAAGCCGCTTGATGGCGGCCACCTTGGGTGCCTGGTCTGAAACCAATCGCTGAAGCTCTCCGTTTCTGTCGGCGAGATCGGCGGCAAGGCGCAGGGCTTCTGGCAGGGACTGAGGAATGGACACGCGTCGTGACACGCTTTCAAGTTCGTGCAAACGTGTCACGACACGATGACGAAGAGGAACGCTGTAGCCGGTCAGCAGCGTCATGACGAGGTCCGGAGGAAGCAGGTACTCGGTTTGCTTGCGATTCGAGGCGTCGAGATAGATGCATCCAAATTTGGATGCATCTAAATTCAGCTCCGCCAAGTTGTGCTTGATGTCGCGCACCACGTGGTGATTCTGCTTTCCGGTTAGATCGGCGACCTCCCGGCTCGACATCGTTACGGTATTGCTTGGAGCGACGAGTGTGTTCATAATGGCCCCACAAGTTTTATTGCTGTTGAAAGGACCGCCCTGCCAGGCGGTTTTTTTATGCCTGAGATTCAGGCGGCCTTGAGCGATTCGCGCAGGATGTGCAACGCATCAATGGCTTCCTGAATAGCTTTCTC